GATTCTGTCAGCCAAAGCATAGACATAGAACCGCTTGGGCTTTACGCTCTTTTTAGCCATCTCACGCTCTGCTGTTAGCGCTTGCTGGCTCTTTGAGAAATCCCAAAACTTTGGGTAATAGGTCTTAAAAAAATCTGGGTGAAATGCGTTCATGTATTTTTTTTCCTTAATATTCCAACCAACCAGTAATGATGTACTTATCGTTTGATATAGGTGGGTTACCACGATGAGTATGTGTATATGTTGCAGGCCATAAAACAAAAGTTCCCGTTTCTGGTTTTAATCTTTTATGTTGATACAAAAACTCTGTTTCGCCACCTTCATCTATATCGTTTAGATAAAACATAAAAGCCATAATCCGATTAGCAGTTTTCCTAGTATCGTTTTCAAAATGCCATAAATGATACCCACCACCAATATTTGTTTTTTGCAATCTTAATCCGCAACTAATATGCTTTTGATTCATTAGTACAGAATAAAAATTAATGTATTCGTTGTAGCATTTATCTATGGCTAAATTTATTGGAACAATCATTTCTTGTGGTGTATGTAATAAATTCCAATCGTGATACATAAAAATTGTTTCGTCATTTTTAAGATGTGTTGGCCCATCTTGCATTTGTTGCCTAGACAACGGCTTATTAAAAGTTTTAGTCAATTCAAAATAATTTATGCAAGTTTTACAAACTTCTTTTGATAAAGCGTTTTTAAATATGCCGATATGATTTTCAATAATCATGTGGTTTTTTCCAATTTAGCCAATCGGTCACCCAGTTCGCGTATCAACATACGCGCTAGGGCTAGTTCTTCCATGATGGATTGAAATTTATCCATTTGTCGGATAGTTTCTTTTCTTACAGAACTTTGCTCCATAGCGTTAAAAATTTCCCGTTCTTCTGGCGTTTCTTCAAGCATAGTGTCTCCAAAAATAGTAAATAAATACAACAAGGGCTATTTGCGCCATAAGAATAGCAAAGTCAGTTATGTGTGTCATCAGAATTGAATATCGTCAAACGATTCTTTATCTTCCCTTGGTTTTGGCGGGTTCATATAAGCCCAACCAGACCATCCACCATCGACTAGGGGTATGCAATCAAACTTTAGCATTGGACCATTTTTTGTCTCAATGACAGAGCCAATGCGTTGGTAGCGATTCTTTTCCTGTCCATCTTTGTTGGTGTACTTTCCTGTAATAACAGAAACTTCGTATTGCGTTTTAGACATTTTTTACCCTTGGTAGTTTTTTAATTTTGTTAACTAATTCCTCTAGGAATACATTAACTTCTTTCTCCAACATTGCTACATATACAGAATCAAAATCGACTCGTTTAATAAACAACTGAAGGTCTTGCGGTAGCCTTGGGTCAAACGACACAAAGTCACACCATTTTCGTTCACAGCACCGCATTTGCCATTGCATCTGCGTGTTGTATTTGGTTGGTACTGCCAAGGACAACAAAGTGTCAATGTGGGTAGCAGTATTTGGGCATTTAATTTCCAGCATACCAAGGGTTTCTACTAATCCATCTGGACTAGCACCAGACATTTCTATGCTTGGGTGATTTACAAAACCCACTTCTGTTACCAGCAAGCCACGGGCATTTTCATAAGCGCTTCTTGCCAAAGGCTCAGTTTCAGAACCCCAAGCCATTGCCGCATTAGAAAAACTTTCGCCTTGTTGACCAGTTAGCCGTTCGCAAATTAACTGTGCCATGTAGTTATCACGGCTGGTTGAATAGCCAGACTTTGTTTTTGCTATTACATCTGCCACACGGGATGCTGTAACTTTGCCTAGTCTGGCTTTAAACCATTCTTCTGTGCCTTGTTCCATTATTCGCCTAACTTTTTTTTCATCATGTCTTTTGCGGCAGTAACTGCTTTAAGCCATTCGTCATCTGTACCCGCTGTTTTGTAAGCATCTTTAAAGGCTTTTTGTAGTTGCTCTAAAGTTGTGGCTTCGCTAATAGCAGTTAAATGGTCTTGCATTAAAGTATGGTTGGCTTTAACTTCTTTAACTACTTTTTTACTGGCGGCATTGCCATCGTCATCTTCTGGCGCTATACCGCAAGCCGACATAAGGGAGTACCTACGAGCATAAGTAAGAGCCGAGCCATAGCCTTGTGGGTCGTGTTTGCTGGCTGGCACAAATAATTGCCCACAGTTTAAAGTTTCGCCAGATTCATGGATAAATACAGTTTCTACAACTACACCATCTGGGTGGGGTTGGTTCTGCTGTACTAACGCTATGCCGTTATCGTTTAAAGCGTCTATAACAGCCTCTACGCAAGCAGAGAGGTCTGCATATCGGCTACGAAAATGCGGGTTGGTAGCGGTCTTTAAAGCGGGTCCAAATGCCTTTTGTGCTTTTACAAGTGCTGTGGCTATTTGTTTCATTTTGTTTCCTTTTCATAAACTTCACAAGTCATACCAAATAAATGCTGGTCAAAATCAATCAAGTCGTAAGTGAAATTACATTTCTTTACATCTAAGTTGTATTTGACCAACACAAGAATTTCTACTGCTTCTTTAATTTCGTCAATGCTAAGTTCGAGTTGCATTTATTTTCCTAACATAAGAATTGCTAAAACAAAGCCAGCAACAAAGCCAGTTAGCCAAAAAAGCACTTTGTCTGCAAGGGTTGGGCTAGATGTATATGGACCATCTATGCCGTGTTGCGTGTATTTGTCTAATTTCATGAATACTCCTTTTTAGATTCGTAACGGGCTATTGCCGCAGAAAGTTTTTGCTCGTAATGCTCTTCGTCACAGGCTTTTATGTACTGCTTTTCAAAGTCTTGAATGACTGCATCTCGCAACATTTCTGTTACCAGTTGACCGCCTATGTAAGCAAAATGTAGGTTTTGCGAATAAGGTTCAAAAAAACAATCGACTTCTGTGTAATCGCAAGTGCAAGTCATGCGCTCGAACTCTGGATGGTCTAGTGCGTAATCTCTGATAATCATGGCGCTACTCCTTATGCGTTAGCAAGTTGCTGAACTGTGGGAAGGCTTAAATAACGGGCATCTAAAACGCCAGCATTTATTGTTTTACCCTTAGGTGTGGTGTAGTTGAGGTGAACTGTAAAGTTCTGGATTGCGCTAACTGTGTAAACAGTTGCATTAGGCAAATCAGTTGCTACTACTTGAATGCCTGTATAAAGTTCTTGAGGTTTCATCTGCTTCTTTCTTAAAAGACCCTTGGCTGAATTGCTAGGGCATAGGTGCATTATAAGCCAAATTATAGATATGTAAACACTTTTTCCATTATTTTTATTACATTTCTGTAATCTGGCTTATTTATTTTTAGGCTAACAAAAATTCTTCTGCTTGGGCTTTTACACGATTGCCATTGCCAAACCAAGCATTGTTCATTCTGTTATCTACATTGTGACCACGCTCATGGTCTATGTATTCCGATACCGCATTTAGTAAGCCCCACTTAGTGCCGTAAACGCCTTGGTTTAAAGCCCCTATGCCGTCACCCTCGAATAATTGCATAACGCGCTTGTAGCCTTTAGATGGTTGTAGCGTTTCTGTCTGTGGGCTATACACGGGTGGGAATATGCTTTCTAGGAATTGTGTGGCGTAGTTGGTAGTTACATCCATTCTTGCCAGTTTGCGGTATTTATCCATCATGCCGTCAAAGCCCGATACCACCAAGCCAAGTTTGTCACGCATTAGGCTGGCATCAAAGTCTGTGCCGTGGGTAAGAATTACTCTGCTTGGTGACTTTTCTGAATCTGCGGCAGAAAGAGTATTGTTGCAAACTACACGAATACTGGTGAACTGCCCTACTGTTGCGGCAGAGCCATCAAATGATGTGCTTAATAGCAAATAGCCTTTAACTGCATCATCGTGTAAAACCACCGATTCTTTGTTGACATTAGCCAATGCCCAGATTCGCTTACCGCCTTTAATTGCGCCAGCCACTTCTAAAGAAAAACCAGCCGACTGCACTAAAGTGTTAAAAAAGTTCAAGATTTCGCTAGGCTGATGAACTTTGTAACGGCTACTAACTAAGCCCAAGGGCTTAACTGTATCGCTACGAAAAATTACATTCTGCTTTTCAAAGGTTAATAAATCACCATACTTGCCATGTGGTTCAAACTGAATAGGCGCTATTTGTGCCTCCCAGTCTAAGCCAGCCTCTTTGCGCCAAACTTCCATTGGTGCATCTTTTGTTAGTTCTTGACCAAGGCCATGCCAAGGTGTTTGACCTACAAAAGCAATTTCGTCTTTGCCTGTGAGTTGGTTGGTTTCGATTAAATGTGCCATTTACTATCTCCTAAAGACCGCTTGCGAAATGCTACGGATTGATTGAAATTATAACCTAGATTAAGTATTAGTCCGCATAGAACGACATAATTCCTAAAAATCTGTTATCTCTAATTTTTTGTAAGCCTTGTTTGCAATCCTGGCAATCGCAAGTAACTACATCATTTTTAATGGATTCTTTTAGTTCTTGCATAGAGTCATAGCCACGCACATGAACAATTTCGTCTGAAAATCTAAAGCCATATCGCAGATTTAAAACGTATGTGACATCTTCGCCATATCCGTCTACATCTACATCATTTTTAACATCTAACTTATATTTAGCCATTTAACTAACTCCTTAAAAGACCCTTGAAGAATTTCTAGGGCATGGATACATTATAAGCCAGATTATACAGTTTGCACATTTATTTTCTAAGTAGTTATACTAATACGGCACTTAATTTAACTTATATATAATCCACGAATGGACAAAAACAGATTTATTGCATTGGCTGGCTCACAGGTAGCATTAGCCAAACTTTTAGGCATAAGCCAAGCGGCTGTATCGCAATGGACAAAAGTTCCAGAACAGCGCATTTGGCAACTAAAAGTTCTAAAGCCGTCATGGTTTAGTGTATAATTGTTTGAAACACGGCTAGGTTTGAAGTCATGAGCAAACCGAAAAGAGAACAGACCCCTCTTGCCGATGTTTCTCTTTAGGGTCGATTTTGGGTCTGAAAATTAATGCATTACTACCAGCATCACATTGGTGATTTTATTAAAGCCACAGCACGGCTTACCGATAGCCAATCAATGGCTTATCTTAGATTGCTGTGGATGTATTACGACAGCGAAAAACCACTTAAGCCAGACATTCGTGTGCTGGCTTTTCAAATTGGTGCATCACAAGAAGATACAGAATTGCTTTTAGAAAGTTTTTTTATTCTTTGTGAGAATGGCTGGCATCAGGTTAGATGCGATAAAGAAATTGCAGACTATCGTGAATTTTTAAGTAAAAAATCCAACGCTGGTAAAGCATCTGCTGAACAAAGAAAGAACAAGCGTTCAACGCCCGTTGAACAGGTGTTAAACAGTAGTTCAACTGCAGTTCAACTAACCACTAACCATAAACCACTAACCACTAACCAAGTAAATACCAATATATGCTCACCTAGCGGTGTGCCAGAGGGTTTACCAAACTGTGACCATGATGGGGTAATAGCCCTTTATCACCAGTTTTTGCCTACTCTGCGTAGGGTAGAAGTTTGGAACGATACCCGCAAAGGCTACCTTAGACAGCGATGGCGGGAAGTAGCAGAAGAGTTATCAAAGACCAACAAGGCTACTGGTCAAGATGTTTTAACTTGGTTTACTGATTTTTTCCAACACATTGGTACTTCCAAGTTTTTAACGGGTAGGGTTAACAGCAAAGATGGTCGGGCTTTCTTGGCAGACCTAGAGTGGATTCTTAAACCAAGCAATTTCGCAAAAATCGTAGAAGGAAAATATCATGGCACTAACTAACTTTAAAAACAACCAAAAACAAGAAAACAACTTTGACGAAGTTCAAAGGCTTATGTGTAGCGTGCCTAACTGCACAAAACGTTGGTCTGTCCACATAAGCGGTGACCGCCCTAAGTGTTCAGAGCATCAATGGTCTAAAGACCCACAAAAATACAGACGCCCGATTATTGCCAAGCCCGTGACCCAGACTGTCCAGCAATGGTATGAAAAGGAGAACTTTTAATGACCAGAATAGAAGCCCATGCCATTCTTGACCAACTTAGAAACGGAAAAGCCATGCCCGTGGCTGTCACAAATCAAGCCTTACTCGTCACAGGAGACATTACAGGATTTTTTGGTAAATCATTACGCCTTAATAGCGATGAACAAAGGCTCGATAGACCATGCGCGCCACATGACACGGCAATACCAAATAATTTTTCCTACTCTAAGTACCTTGATTGCCCAGCGAATGAAGGAATTACGCAATGAACAAACAAGAAATGGTGACATTGCTTAGAAGTGCTTGCGTAGACGAAAACGCTGTAACTTTGGCAATAAACGCATGGGAAATGGGTGCTGAATACGAACGAGAGCGTATAGAAAAAACAGCCAATACATTTGGCTTGGCAGTTGTAAAACCTATCGAACAGGATACAAAATGACTTTGGTTGTAACTTTTACAGTTGATGGTGACCCAGTTCCTAAAGGCAGACCAAGGTTTGCTAGGCGTGGGCAATTTGTACAAACTTACACCGATTCCAAAACAATCGAATACGAAACCCATGTGGCATTAAAAGCCCGACAAGCAATAGGTGCTACAAAACCCTTGGAGGGTGCTTTAAACGTATTTTTATACCTTCGGTATGCTGTTCCACCATCCTATTCAAAAAAGCGCAGGCAAGCATGTTTAGCGGGTGAAGAATATCCCAAGCGTCAAGATTTAGATAATTGCTACAAAAGTATTACAGATGCTATGAACGGCATTGTTTATTTGGATGACTCGCAAATTGTCGAAGCGCACATTAGAAAAGTTTATGACGAAGTAGCGGGGGCAAATGTAATGGTGCAAGAAGCATGAAATATGAATTAACGGCAGAAAATGCCACGCCCGTAATGAACAGCCTGTGGCCTAAAGTCAAAGAAGCCCTAGCATCTGGCAAACAACTAACGCTAGAAATTAAAACTGCCAGTAAAAGCCGTGTACAAGAAGAAAAATACCACGCCATGATTGGTGAAATAGCCAAACAAACGCAACATTTAGGCTCAAAATGGGATGCAGAATCCTGGAAACGGCTATTGGTCGACCAGTTTTGTCGGGACAACGGCATAAAAACAGGCGCAGTTATCCCTAATTTGTCTGGTGATGGCATTGTGCAACTTGGGCATCAAACACGCAAGTTCACCAAGGAACAAGCCAGCGAATTTGTGGAATGGCTACACGCTTGGGGTGCAGAACATGGGGTAACTTATGAAGTTAATGCATAACGCATACGCCACGCACATAGACTTTTTTCGCTTTAAAGGGTTTTTTAAAAACAACCCAAATGCCACACCAAGCAACTTGGACATGATTTTTGAACGCAAAGGCAAATTCTTGGTGGGAGAATGGAAACGCCCTAACGAAAAAATAAGCAAAGGGCAAGAAATACTGTTGAAAAGTCTAGCAAAGCAAGAAAACTTTGTCGTTTTAATAGTCCAAGGCGATACAGATGGCGAAATGGTGGTTAACAAATTTTGGCGAGTTAAAGACGATAAATGCAATCTACAAGGCGAATCGGCAGACGATTTAAAAGACTTTATGAACCAATGGTATGAGTGGGCAGATGATTCCCAAATTTAACTATTACAGAAACAAGAAGCACTTACAAAATGTGGCTGACTTGCCTTGCCAGCATTGCGGTATAGAAGGAATGACCCAAGCGGCACACAGTAACTGGGCTAAACACGGCAAAGGGCGAGGAATTAAAGCGTCTGACGAATTTACTGCCGCACTTTGCTACAAATGCCACGCAGAATTAGACCAAGGAATGTGTTTAACTAAGGAAGAACGACAAAATATGTGGGATAACGCACATATGAAAACCCTGCTTGAACTAAAAAAGCAGGGATTATGGATAAAATAAATGCGTTGGTAGCCGTAAAAAGGGTTAGCGCCTTCTGTACTTAAACTAATTCGTGTTGTGCGGGTACAAAACTCTGCTTTATGAGAACGGCTATCAACTACTTTTTAGGGTGCGCCTTATTCATACTTGTCTTTTCATGCGCTTTAAGTTCTTTTGCAACAGTCTCAATTTTGCGTTCAGCCGCTTTAATTTCACGCTGGACAACATAGTGCTTGGGTGTATCGTATACTGCTTTTTCGCGGGTTAATTTAAAATTTGTAGCCATTGAAAAAACTCCTATAATGGTGTCGGCATTGTACAATGTCGTTAACCTTGCAAGGAAACATCATGGGAAAAATGGACCTAAACAAAGGTGTGAAAAGCACCACAGGCGCAACCCCACCTAAAGGTGCATCATCTAGCGATATGTCTGGCGAACGCATGGGCAAAATCAAAGGTGGCGTGGCTATGGGTAAGGAAGATAAAACTGCTGGTATGGAAGGCGAGTTTAATACTGGTCGTACCGCTGGCGTTTGTTATTCACACAGCCGCGAAAACTATCGTTAAAGCGAAACCCCATTAGTCAGTCGGGACTAACGGGGCTTCTAACCACATCAAAAAGGAGTTGATATGGCTACTGAGTATTGTAGGGACTGTAAGCATTACTGCGACACAAATTCCATTTTGGGTTTGTGCCGTAGGTATCCGACCTACCAAAATCGAAGCCCACAAGAAACTTGTGGCGAATACAAAGGCAAAGCAGTTGCCGAACTTACCCCAGAACCCTCTGGGGACTTTTTGCCTGACCCAGTTAAGAAACGCATGGGCAGACCACGCAAAGAGGCAAAAGAGGTGACAGAATGAACATCAAGCCTCTACGCGACAAAATCATTGTCAAGCCAGAACCACGCCTAAAGTCAAACATTGACTTATCCCAAATGCAAGAAGCCGACTCAATCGGCACAGTTATAGCGGCTGGTGAAGATGCGTTACTGCAAGGGGTAAACATTGGTGACAGAGTGCTATTTGGCACATTGGCTAAAGAATACAAAGACGAATACTTAAAGTTTGAAGAATTAAACTTAGATGGTAAGCGTCACTTAAAAATGTCATGGCAAGATATTGCCGCTGTATTGGAAGAAGCATGAACAAAGAACTAATCAATCTAAGAATCCAAGACTTAATTGCTAGAGGCAAGCAGTTGGAACAAGAGTTACAGCAAATCAATGGCGCTTTACAGCAATGTCAATGGACTTTGGCAGAACTGGACAAAACAGAAGAAAAAACAGAGGAATAACCTTTGAAAATTACTCAAAAACAAGTTGCAGAACTAATTCCTTATGTAAACAACAGCCGTAAACACTCTGACAAGCAAGTGGCTCAGATAGCGGCAAGCATTAAGGAATTTGGCTGGACTAACCCAATATTGGTAGACGGGGACAACGGCATTATTGCTGGTCATGGCAGACTTATGGCGGCACGCAAGTTAGGAATGACTGAAGTGCCTACTATTGAACTGTCCGACTTATCAGAAAGCCAGAAAAAGGCTTATGTAATTGCCGATAACAACTTGGCTTTAAACGCTGATTGGGATGAGGCTCTACTAAAGATTGAACTGGAAAACTTAAAAAATTTGTCTTTTGACTTGGACATTTTGGCTTTTGACGATGAATTTCTAACCAATTTATTGGATGAAAACGAAGATGAAGAAAACATGTACACCCAAAAAGTGGACATACCTACATACGAACCATCCGAAATCAAGCCAAATGTCAAAGACTTATATGATGACTCTAAGGCTTTTGACTTAATTGACAAAATTAAGGCTTCTAAACTACCGCAAGCCGAAAAAGACTTTCTAATGTTGACTGCTGGTAGGCATGTAATGCTTAATTTCCAACTAATTGCTGACTATTACGCCCATTCCGAGCGACCTGTACAGCAACTAATGGAAGATTCTGCCTTGGTAATTGTCGACTTAGATAACGCCATAGCCAACGGGTGGGTAAACCTATCCAAGAAATTGGATGACATCTATGACGAAGACAATGAAGAATAAATTTGCTGTCTTTATCCTTACCCATGGTAGGGCAAACAATGTCATAACTTATGCCACCCTTAAAAAACAAGGCTACACGGGCAAAATCTACCTAATGATTGACGATGAAGACAAGCAAGCCGAAGAATACAAGAAGATTTACGGCAAGCAAGTTATCGTATTTAACAAACAAAAAGCGATAGATTACACAGACAGCGGTGATAACTTTGGTAAACGCAACTCGGTGGTTTACGCTAGAAACTGGAACTTTGTAATAGCCAAGGAACTAGGAATCGACTACTTTCTTCAGTTGGATGATGACTATGGGCATTTTTACAATACTTTTGATAACAATGGCAATTACATTACCCAGCACCGCAAATTAAACAATTTAGATGCTATCTGTGACGCTATGGTGGAATTCCTAGTGGAAAGCCAAGCGGATTCTGTCTGTATGTCTCAAGGCGGTGACTTTATTGGCGGACCCGGCTCAAAAGTGGCAAAACTAGGCTCACAAGGCAAATTCGCCCGTAAAGCCATGAATGCCTTTTTCATGAATACAGCAAAGCCGTTTAAATTCATGGGCAGAATCAACGAAGATGTAAACGCTTATGTAGGGTTAGGTAACCTTGGCAAACTATTTATAACAGTACCAAGGATTAGGCTGGAACAAGTAACGACACAAGCCAATGCTGGTGGGCTAACAGACATTTACCTAGATTTAGGAACATACGTAAAAAGTTTCTATTCCGTAATGTATGCTCCAAGTTGTGTAAAGATTGCACAAATGGGCGTAACAAACAGAAGGCTACACCACATGGTTAAATGGAAGCACGCTGTACCTGAGATTGTCAGCGGTGACCTTCAGAAACTATAATCTGTCTAACATTTCCCCTTTATAAAATGATTCTGCACGAACCTACACAAGAAACCCGCAAACTGGTGGAGACCAGTAGTGGGTTAGGCTTGCCGCATGAATCCATTGGTGTGTTGGTGGGAATAGACGATAAAACACTAAGAAAGCATTACAGGGCTGAGTTAGACATAGGCAAAGCCAAGGCTAATAGGCAGATTGCTGGCACTTTGTTTCAGAAAGCAACGGCTGGCGATACGACAAGCCTAATCTGGTGGACTAAAACCCAGATGAAATGGTCAGAAACTCAAAAACATGAAGTCACAGGCGCAGATGGTGAGCCTTTAACTGGCATACAAGTGACTTTCCATAAGCCTAATGAGTGACACCAACGCTCAGTTCCCCGTCAAGATGGCAAGCCTGTTTGATAAGGCGCGTTACAAAATCTATTTTGGAGGCAGGGGTGCCGGCAAGTCACACTCAGCCGCAAAAGCCCTGCTAATCCTTGGCGCGCGTAGTCCCATCAGAGTGTTATGCGCTAGGGAATTTCAAACCTCAATCAAAGATTCTGTCCACAAACTGCTGTGCGACCAAATTGAATTGATGAATATGCACAGCATTTACGAAATAACCCAAAACAGCATTAGAAGCAAAAACGGGTCAGAGTTTGCTTTTGTTGGGCTAAAGAACAATGTGGCAAATGTAAAGTCATATGAGGGCATAGACATTTGCTGGGTGGAAGAAGCCCAGACTGTGAGCCGTATGTCGTGGAATACCCTAATACCTACTATTCGCAAGGAAGGCTCTGAGATATGGGTGACATTTAACCCAGAACTTGAATCAGATGAAACCTATCAGCGTTTTGTATTGAAGCCACCAGAGGGCGCAGTCGTACAAAAGATTAATTGGAACGATAACCCATGGTTTCCCGAAGTGCTGGCGCTGGAAAAAGACGCGCTCAAAAGCCGCGACCCATCTTCTTACCAAACAGTCTGGGAAGGTTTATGTCGGCAAACAGTCGATGGCGCTATCTTTGCCAATGAAATGCAAATGGCAGAACTAGACGGGCGCATCACAAAGGTCAACTACGACCCTACAAAGCCCGTTCACGCCATATTTGACCTTGGGTGGGCTGACAGCACAGCAATATGGTTCTTGCAGTTTGTTGGCATGGAAACGCGGCTGATTCGCTACATTGAGGATAACCAACAAACCATTAGCCATTACCTTGCGCTGATGCAGACCTATGGTTATATGTACGACACGCTCTGGCTACCGCATGACGCCCAAAACAAAACACTAGCCAGTAACGGCAAATCCATAGAAGAAATTGTTAGAGCGGCAGGGCATAAAACAAGAATTATTGAGCGAACACCTATTGTGGACAGCATCAACGCGGCACGAACTACATTCAGGAACTGCTGGTTTGATAGGGAAAATTGCCATGATGGTCTACAATGCTTACGACATTACCGCTACGAGGTAGACCCAGAAACAGGGCAATTTAGCCGTAATCCTTTGCACGACCAGTATTCACATGGCGCAGATGCGTTTAGATACATCGGGCTAATGATTAATGAGCCAAAGC